GTTGTCCCTGCCATACTTGGTAGCACCATCCTCAAAGCGTCTGGAAGCCATTCTGAGGGCTTCTGTAGGCAATAGGGACGGCATACCCTTACCCTGCATAGCGTCGCGAACTGCACCCGTCGAAAACTCCGACCTCTCCCCGCTATCTGGTAAATATCTTTTTCTTGTTTCCATAAAAAAGGGTGACCCTATTGGATCACCCTTTTGCTAATATGTTTTGCTATTGTGTCAATATATCGGCTTATGTAGATTTGCCTTTGATTCCCCAGATCAAATTATCAATTCCATCCAAGATGTCATCAATGTGCTTTGGATCATCAGACCTGCTCTCGTTGTCCTTAGACTCGCTCTCGCTCTCTGAAGCTTCGTCGTTAAGGTGGTCTGCGATCTCTTGCCAGTTTACGTCTGCAAGGAAAGCGTTTGCCCATCCTCCGATATAAACCAAGCCGTTGCCGTTTCGACCTTCGTTCTTGTCCAGAGACCTATAGAAGCGAGTTGTGTCCTCAATAAATGTTTCCACGTATTCCTTGCAGTCCTCTCTGGTCGCCTTCTCAGCGTTGGGGTTCAAGTCCTCTGCGGTGTAGCCGTCGAACATTTCGAGGGCGATTCGCCACGTTGCATAGTTAGTCCAACCGTTGTGTTTCTTAGTGTCCATTTCTTGTCCTTTCTTTTGGGTTAAACCAGAGCGTCCGCATCGTGCAAACGTCTGTATAAATCTGCGACCAGTTCGGTCACATCGTCGTCAGAGAAGCATTCTAAATCTAGCATTGCAAGTTTTATGAAAAAGAATCTCTCCAACTTTCTGATCTCTACTCTCAACTGTTTAAGCTCTGAGCATTCAACCTCTGACACTTCAAGCCCAGAATCCAAGAGGCACACCACGTAATGCGGTTTGCCGTCTTTAACGTCATATCTTACAGACAGATCGTGATTGTCTGGCAAACTTTTGGTCAACCAATTTGGCTCGTCTGGTTGAGGGTTTTCCTTCCATCCTTTGCCAAGGTATCTTTTGAGCAGATAAGCTCTTACTTTTGCTTTGTCCATTTTTTCTGTCCTTTCTTTTTATAGTGTAAAATTGGGTAAGTATGGGTCTGCCTCTCTTGTATCGACGCCCGTGTATGAGTCGGTAAAGTCAACACCCTCTGGCGTGGGGCTATCTAGAAAATACACCCAAGCGGTCGTCTTGCTCCAGTCGTCCAGATCAATCAAAACCTGCTCTCTCCTATACCAGTTAGGGTGACCCTCTAGGCGATCCAAGCGCGTCAACAGGTTGTCGTCTACATCGTAAACCTCGACGTCTACAAACTCGCCTACGCCCTTTTCTTTGTATAAATAAGGAAGCCCTCTGACCTCTAACGGGTAACGGTCTTGCAACTTGCCAGACCCTACGAAGTCAGACCCAACAAGCAGATGGTGATTGTGGAATCCATTTTTCAGAGTTCCATACACTGCTACACGATGCACGGAGTCCGCCTCTAAATGGGTGACCCCTTTTGACGTGTAGTGCCAGTTCTTGGGAACAAATGGTAGATGGGTGCGCGGTGCGTAGAAGCAATTCGCCTTGCTATAGAATACGCCCTCTCTCTCGTGCCATTTGCCGATGCGTTGCACCTGCAAGCTCTTGGTGTCCACGATGCAAAACCTTGTAGCCGTAAGCTCTAAGAATGGCTTCCAGTCCAACTTGCGTAGCTTGGGAAGCACACGCTTGGCGATGTGTGCAATGTCTGACTCGTGACCGTTGCCGAAACCGTCCACCGTGCCATTGCTATAGATGACGGTGCGCGAGTTGACGTTGAACGGATGCACGTTGCCGACGTTGACCTTGCCAACCGTTGCAAGTCGGAAATGGCACACAAGCGGTCTGTCTGTCTTGAGCATTTGATCAATGCCCTTGTATGACAATCTGCGCTTAGTGTGTCCGTTGTCTAGGTATGTAATGCCGAAGCCGTGCGGGTTAATCCGCTTTGCCCGGTCGAGAATATCCGAAGGGATACGCTTCTTGTATGGCTTATGAATAATCAAGCACATTGTTTGTCCTTTCTTTAGTGTTAGGTGACCAACAGGGTATCGGTCGAATGCATACAATAGCACAACCAACGCATATGATGCAAGTCATATTTTCTGGACTACAATTTCAAGGGTCACCCAATCAGGATCGATCCAGAAAAGGGTCACCCATTTTGTGTTTTACGATTCTCATACGACGCGGGTGCGTCCAGAAAAGGGTCACCCATTCCTGAGATTTCATAAAAAAGGGTCACCCATTTTCTAGTGGATAAAGAGAGGCAGCACCCTCTCTCTTCCCTTGTTTCATTCTCTCACCCTCTCTCAAGCCCTTGACTCTCAGTCTCTTACTCTCACTCTTACTCTCACTCTCACTCTCACTCTCACTCTTACTCTTACCGGGCAGCCCGCGGCTCTGCCCTGGATAACTTACGATCGATCGATCCAAAATCTCGCCGGGGGCAAATATCGTGACGGGCGTCCTTTGGTAAAATTTTGCGTGGGGAAGCTGTGAGGAAAAAGCTGTGAGGAAAAAGCTGTGAACCCAGATGACCAGATGACGCCAGAGGCTTACCAGATGACGCCAGAGGCTTACCAGAGGACGCAAGATGTCTAGAGTGACCAGAGGACGCCAGAGGACGCCAGAGGACGGTAAAGGACGCCAGATGACAGTAGATGACCAGAGGACGGTAAAGGACGCCAGAGGACGCTAGAGGACGCTAGAGGACGCTAGAGGGTGACAGATGCCAGAGGCTTACCAGAGGCTTACCAGAGGCTTACCAGATGGCGCGCTTGTAAGCCTTTACGTGTAGACATAAAAAAGCCTCTAGCGAGATGCTAGAGGCTTTTAAAGGTAGACTGCAGAGGGTCAGTCTAGAATTTCCAAAGATGGGAATAGAATCCGCAACTGACTTTGAGGCGTCCAACCGCAACCCGCAATGTAGATGTCACCGTGTTGCTTTTCGAGATGCTCTGGCGTATTATCTATTTCTGGCGCGCGCTCAGAAAATCCGAAATGATTCATTCTATCTACAACAGATTCGCATACCCATTTTGCCAATGGGCAGAGAGGCTTTATTGCTTTTCCAACTCGCTTGGCAAATCCTAAAGACATTAGCAAATTGCACATTGGATTGTCCCAACCTTTGGTGTAATCAACCTTGGTGTGACATCTAGTGACCATACCTTGCGTCAGACATAGCCAGAGGACTATTTTACTAAAGTCCAGACTGCCTTGGTGCTGGCGGCACTCTACCGTCCCATATAAACCCATAGCGTGGAAATTCCATTTCCTATAGCGCGCTGAGCCTCTATTACTTGCGCTTTCACCATTAGGGAATTGGTGGATTCCGTATTCATTGCAATATTGCCATTCTCTAGAGTCTGGACGTTGCACTAAGCAGTCCAATTCTGCTTTCATAGACCTACACCATCTGCCATTCCGTCGAGATTCCGCAACTAGGCAGTCAAAATTAACCTCGTTTTTCACAATGTGATTTAGGAAATAACGAAGCCTTTTGTTGTTATACTTTTTAGCGGAATGGTGGACGTGAACAGAGCAAGTCTTGTCTACTTTGTAGCCATTGTCTTCTAGCAATTGCAAGATGGTGTGAAGTTGCTTAAACAATTCTTTGGGCGGCAATGGTGGACTCACTAATTCGCGTCCAGATACCGAATACTCTCTGACGAATTTCCAGTGCTTCTTTACACCGTGTTCACAGTTATTATATGAGCGCATCTTGATGCCAAGCTCGCTAGCTTTCTGAATAACGGTGGATTCTGCCCCACGTGGGTCAAGTAACTCTATTTCTACACCGATCGGTTTTTCAGTCATATATTTAGACGCAAGACTGAGTGCGTCATCTAATGATATGTTATCCATTTTTAGTCCTTTGTTGATAATGGCGGAAATGCCATTGGTAAGAATCTGGCCGCAAAGATTTCAGACGTCAACTATAAAAAAGGGTGACCCCAAAGGACGCCAGAGACGCGTAAAAGGGTGACCCCATACCGTCAGACATCTTGCCAAGGGTGACCCTTTTTAGGCTTACAGACCCCATTCTGACCCCAGAAAGGGTGACCCCATTTGGTGGAATAGCTTGCCCTCTCACTGGAAAAAGGGTGACCCCATAGCGCACCCGGACCGCATTCATAAGTGCTTGTAAACCAGGCTTTTACGCATTAATTAGAATCATTCTAAATACATCAATGGGTGACCCTTTTTGTTGTGTAAGTTACTGTCTACCAACTACTTACACCACAACTGACGGGGTGGTGGGGGTCAAACTGCTTTGCTGAGTTTACAAATGTTATATATAAACTGCCCCCTAAAAAAATGCCTAGCCAATGACGGCTTGTTGCTACCCTGTGCATTGCCTATTGACACCTATTTTCTTATATATATATATGTGTTTATATCTGGTATTGGTTAATCAAAACTGATCAAGGCTTATTCAAAAATGAAAGAAGATAGCATTGTAGAGGACTCCAAAGAAAAAGAGCAGTTGATGAGCTATATCAACGATGCTATTATGGAGATAGCTGCAGATAAAGAAGGGAGACAGGCAAACAGCATATCTAGGAGCAACCCAGAAAAGGTAGCTAAAATACTGTATTTATCTGCATTAGGCTTGTCGCAAACTTCGATAGTCCGAAAGTGCAACTACAATAGGAACACAGTTATTAATGTCCTGGTAGACTACGCTGACCACAAACATCAGTTCAGAGAACTGGGTGGGAAACTATCTGCTAGATCGTATATGAATCTAGAAAGCCTAGAAGAAGATATGATTCAAGTAGTCCGTGAAAGGATGCAGACTGGAGAATATGAGCCTACAGCCAAGGATATCAAGGACATAAGTATTGCTAAGATAAACTCAAGCAGACAGGCTTTGACGGCTAGAGGCGAAGTAAGTGCTATTACGGAAAACAGAAATGCTGTTACACAAGAGGACTACGAAGATACGCTCAAAGCTGCCAGAGAAAGAATCGAGCAGTTAAAAAAAGTAGAGGAGGTTATCGATGGGTAACTCTATATTAGATTCAGAGTTTGATCCGATCTATGATCAAATAAAAGGCATACTAGGAGAGCATTTTATAAATTACTGCTTCATAGTAATGGATGAAAATGGAGATTTGTATTACGATTATACAAATATGCGTATTGCAAAAATGCTGATAAAAGAAACTGCAGAAGAAATCAATGCCTCTTATGAATACGAAGATATCGAAATAGAATGGGACGACGAAGAGGAAGAAGAAGAGTAGCGTGGAATTGGTTTTTACAGATCATCCTTTTCTAAGCTGTCCTTCAGATGAAGAGATTGTTTTACTTGCAGAGAATGATCCTAAGCTGCTCAAGTCTTTGTACGAAAGTCACGAAGGTCGAATCAAAGCATCGCAAGAAGACCCTATACGTCACGGCTTTGATCTGGTAGGTTGGGAAAGAATTTCAGAAGGTCTTGAACGGCATAATGAAGTCCTAGCCCTAGGAGGTAATAGAAGCGGAAAGACTACCGGGTGCGCAAAATTAGTTATGAAATCCGTAGTTAGCAATATGGATGGTCATATAGTATGCTTCAGTCAAAACGCAGATACATCTGTTAAGGTACAGCAAGCCGCAATATGGGATATGATGCCCAAAGAATTTAAAAAGAAAACAAAAAGTATTGAAGGATATATTAATTATAGTATGCAAAATGGCTTTACTGGTAGTAGTTTTATTTTTCCAGATACTAGAACTAGAGTAGACTTCAAGACTTACACCCAATTTAGTAACAATCATACATTACTAGAAGGATTTGAATTTGGTTTTAATAAGCCAAGTAAACTAAATATAGGAGCCTGGCTCGATGAATATCTTGGGGACTCAACTTTAGTTAATACTCTTAGATTTCGACTAGCTACTAGGAACTCTAAGATGGTTATTGGGTTTACTCCTATCGATGGATACACCCCGTTTATTTCTGATTACCTAAAAAATATACAAACAACAGAAACAAAACCTGCAGAACTTCTTAATGGTCAAGAAGTTCCAGTAAAACAATATAGTCCAGATAGAGATGCTTCTATAATATACCTGCATTCAGATGAAAATCCGTTTGGTGGATATTCTAGAATTGCAAAGGATTTAAAAGGTAGAAGTCCAGAGGATATATTAGTTCGTGCTTATGGAGTACCAGTAAAGTCAATGACATCTCTGCTACCATTATTTAATACAGAGATCAATGTACTATCTGATAAACCAAACAAATACGGAAAAGCCTTTCCAGATATTTCCAATCAACGACTCTTTAGTTGCTATCAAGTGGTCGATCCCGCCGGGGCAAGAAATTATGTCGCAATATGGGCTGCAGTTAATGAAAGAGGTGAGGTCTACATACGAAGAGAATGGCCCGACCGCAATACATATGGTGAATGGGCAAATTTTGGTGACCCCAAGTGGAAATATGGACCTGCTTCTAAAAAAATTGGATACAATGTAGTGGGATACGTTGAACTATTTGAAGAGATCGAGGATGATTTAAATATTGAAGTAATCGAAAGGATTGGAGACTCTAGATATTTTGCTAGAGAAAATGAAAATAACGATGATCTATTTACTTCCTTCTATGATTATGGTATGCACTTTGTTCCATCAGATGGTAGAGGAGAAGAAATGGGCATAAGTGCCTTAGATGACTGGTTTAATTACAATCCAAATTATGATATAGACGAGGTAAACCAACCTATGTGCTATATTCACGAAGATTGTGGCAATTTAATTGACAGTTTAATTAATTATAACGCTCGTGGTAAAGCAGACGAGGCTTTGAAAGATTTTTTTGATGTAATACGATATTTAAGGATGTCTAATTCTGGCGAAGGTCCAGATCACATAACGGACGCAAGTTTAGTTGCGACCAAAAACACACAAGGGGGCTACTAATGGCTAAGAAAAGATTAACAGATTTATGCAGAGAATACGGCATTCATTTTAGTGAAGCAAAAGATATAGTTGATTTTCAATTTGATGAATCAATGGTATCAGGAACAGGTAAAAACACCTGGATCAATGAAGAGGGTCAGGCACTCTTTGACGACCTTGTTCCTATTGATATAATCTATAGGGGTAAGGTATTAAAACCTGCACCCAATAAAAGTTATGTTATAGCCTATATTAAAGAACTGACACAAAAAGTGCCTGTAAGAGTTCCTATGCGCTATCGTAACCAGTTAACAAATAAAATTATTTACATACAAGCAGATAATACTGGACCAGAAGCCAAATATCATTGGATAAAAACCCCAAGAAGTCATAATTTAAAATTTTATGAATAGTCAGTCAAACTACGAAGGACTTACTTACGTAAGCAAAGAACCAAGTATAGAAACTTTGCGTAACGCATATAGCGAAACAGTAATAGATTTAGAAGGATATTTTGATCTCTGCCGAAACTCATATGATGACAGGCGAAATGATTGGGCAGGTAAGAGCCGAGATCATCGAAAACACGGAGCAGACGCATTTCCCTGGGAAGGTGCTGCCGATATGGAAGCTCATACCATTGATGAGCGTATAACTCGATTAGTTTCTTTGTTTATGTCTGCGCTTAACCGCGCAAATGTTCGAGCTTTCCCGGTTGAAGCGGGAGATATTGCAAGATCGGTAGTTGTTTCTGGATTTTTAAAATGGATGGTATCAAGTGGATACATTCCTCGCTTCAAAAGAGAGATGGAGCTAGGAGCAAACTATCTTTTAGAGCGCGGTATACTTTTAACTTATGTTGGATGGCATCGAGAAGATCGTAGATTCCTTCAAGAGCTATCATTAGAACAAATTGCTCAAAATAGCCCAGAATTAGCTCAAGCTATTGTTTCAGGAGTAGCAGATGGAGAAATAACTGCTTTAATAGAAGCTGCTTTTGAAGGAATTAGTGAATCTAGAGCTAAAAAAGCATTAAAAGACCTTAAAGAAACAGGTGTAGCTGAATTGCCAGTAGTGCGAAGACAAATTGATGCCCCAGAAGTAAAAACATTAGCTCCAGACGGTGATTTTTTCTTTCCATCCTATGTTACTGATCCACAACGTGCGCCATATTGCTTTTGGAGAACATATTATACTCCACAAGAGCTTGAAAATAAAGTAGTTACAGATGGTTGGAACAAAGACTTTGTAGATTATGTTATTGGTCACTATCGAGGCATAAGTATTGATGTTACAAATCGTGAAGAAAATCTTTCACGTAATTCTACGCTAAATAATAGCGCATATGAATCAAATGATCTAATTGAGTTAGTCTATGGTTATCAAAGACTTATAGATCAAGAAGATGGATCTGAAGGTATATACTGCACAGTATTTCACAAAGACTTTAGTGGCAACGACTTAGCTCCTGGATATGCCAAGTTTGAATTGCTCAATGGTTATGAAGATTATCCAGTAGTTGTTACAAAACTATCTGAAGATAGTAAGCGTCTTTATGATACACCAACTATTCCAGATGTATTGCGAGGAATACAGAATCAAATTAAAGTAGAGCGCGATTCTCGCATTGATAGAAATAGTATTGCTACATTGCCACCAATACTGCATCCAGTAGGTCAAGCTCCTACAGACTGGGGGCCAGGTAGGATGATTCCATATCGCAGAAAAGGTGACTTAGATTTTGCTCCTGCGCCTTCACTAAATAGTGGTTCTATTGAAATAGAACAAACAATGGAAGCTCAAGCAGATAGACTTTGCGGTTTAGATGAAAGGTCCCAAATTAGCCAGATTCGACAGCAGTTCCTAGTAGATAAGTTTTTACAGCACTCTGCAGAGGTTTTACGGATGTGCTATCGTTGCTTTCAAAGATTTGGACCAGATTCTATATTTTTTAGAGTTACTGGTTTTCCAGACCCTCAGGTATTTGATAAAGGTAGTGCAGAAGAAAACTTTGATATTGTCGTAAATTACGATGTCCTCAATTCGGATACAGAGTCTCAGGAAAAGAAACTTGAGCAAATCGTCGCACTTACACAAATGGATCGTAGCGGCAGGATTAACATCGATAGATTGCTCGATACAGTTGCTAATGCTATTGACCCGGTTCTTGCAGATAGCATCTTACAACCTACAGAAGTTGCACAAGAACAAATAGTTAAGAAAGTTACAGATGATCTTGCTAAGATATATTCTGGTATTGAAGTTAATGCACAGCCTAATGGAGCGCAGATTGCATTGCAGCTAATACAGCAATATGTACAACAACCAGATATTACTCAAAGGCTTCAAACAGACCAGTCTTTTGCTGCTCGTATCGAAAAGTATTCTTCTCAGTACACATTCCAGTTACAGCAAATGCAAAACGCACAAATTGGTAGACTTGGAACTGAACCTGCACAAATGCAAGCACCACAGCAGTAAAATGGATTTTAGCAATCTAACTCCTTCAGAGTTTTCAATAAACAGAACGAGAGATATATTAGAGCAAAATGTTATAGATGCTCTAAATTCTTTTAATATTCCCGAAGGGCTAAAGGCTATACTTTATGGAAATATTAAATATGAAAGTGGGAATAGTTTTGATATAAACAAAATGGAATTAAAGAATCCCGGAGATACTAGTGAAAAGGGGGTAGGTCTTTTTCAAAAAACTGGAGCTACTAGAAGAAATTACGAAGACTATTTGCTTAGAAACAATCTTCAGAATAACGAAAGAAATGAAATAAAATATTATATTGATGCAATTTCAGGTAGAGATAAAATAGTTTCTAAATATCTTGGTGATGGCTATATGGAAGATTATAGAAATCTTCTAAGTGGAAAGGTTTCAGCAGTAAGAGGAGGCAAACACGGAATAGAACGCAAGGATTATGAGCCTGTATTTAGAGATATACACGAGCATTTTGTAAACTTTATGATGAATCCAAAACAAGAGGCTAGAATTAAATCCTTGCCTACCAGGTTGCAATATAGTTTAGAAGCTCGTAGAAATATTTTTAACAAATCAACATTTCCTAAAAGTAAGTACCAACCAAGAAAATAAATATGCAAATACAAGATGATATTAAAGCTCTCCAACAATATGATTTTTTTGCAAGATTTGTAGATTTAATACACCAATTTCGTGAAGAGTGCATCGAGGAAATGCACAAAGCTCCATCAGATCAGATACAACAACTATCTGGTAGGATTATAAGTTACGATCAAATACTACAAATGGTAGATTTTGATAAGATAAGACAAACTCACGCAGATACTCTCAACAGATAGTTTACACTACTGTTAATATATAAATATCGCTATCGCTCAAGCGTTAAGGAGTGGAATTATGTCAGATGAAATAACAACGGAAATCGCTGAATCCGTCGAACAAACAGCGTCAAAGTCAAATATGTCGCCAGAGGATTTTATCCAAAGTCGGCTCGGTGAATCAGAAGAAGTACAAGCTGCTTCAGAAGAAACGCCTCAAACAGAATCAGAAGTTTTAACAGAAACTATTGATGAAGTTGAATCGGAAGAAACCACATCGGAATCCTCCGATACTGTTCTTTCACAGTTAGATTTGGACAAATTGTCTGAAGATCAAATAAAAGAGTTATCGGAAAAACTTGGTAGCCGGGCTGTATCTCGTTTTGGCGAACTTACCGCTAAACGCAAACAAGCAGAAGAAAGGCTAGTTGAGTTAGAAAACAAACTATCTGAAAATGAATTAAAAACTACTACAAAAGTAGAAAATAATCCTTACTCAGACCTTAAAACCATAGATGAATTAAAATCTAAGGCTCAAGAGGTGAATAATATAATAGAATGGGCAGAGGATGTATTATTCAATTCAGATGGATTTTCTCCAGAAGATAAGGTTACAGAAGTTGATGGTAAAAGCATTACAAAAAAAGAAGTGCGTACCACTTTGCAAAATGCTCGAAAAACTAGAGATAAGTTTTTGCCTGATCAATTAAGGACAGTTCAGAAAATAGATAACGCTGCAAAAATGAAAAAAACTTTTGCAGAGCAAGCTGAAGCTGAACTTCCCTGGATGAAGGGTGAAGATAATGATACTAGGCGCAAATATGAGGCTATGATAAAAGACCCTCGTTTTGTAGCAATGGAAGAGTCTGTAGACCCAGAAGTAGCTTCTCAGCTTAACTATATCATTGCTCACGCTGCAAATAGCTTATATGCAAGAAAACCGATAACAGAAAAAAGCGCACCCGGAAGGCTAACGCCTCCTAGTAATGCTACATCTTCAGCAGGTACTCCAGAAAAAACTGCAAGCAAGTCTGTAAAGGCTTTGAAAGAAATATCTCAACGATTCAAAACATCTGGTTCAAAAAGTGATTTCATCAACCTAAGAACCCTACAATTACAAAATCGTTAATCCTAAATAGAAAGTAAATAAAATGTCGTTTTCAAACACATTCGATACTACAAATCCAGGATCGGCAGTTTCTAATCGTGAGGACTTGACAGACGTTCTGACAATTCTTGCTCCAGAAGAAACTCCAATCCTTTCATCCGCAAGCAAGCAAGCTGCTACTGCAACTCGTAGTGAATGGACTGTAGACAGTCTTTCTGCTCCTGTTACCACAGGTGTTGCAGAAGGTGCTGATGTAACAGCATTTACAGATAAGTTCGCAGGTCGCGCTCGGCTTGGTAATAATACACAAAAGTTCCGTCGTGACTATATGGTATCCGATCTGCAAGAAGCAGTCGATTCCGTTGGTCCCGCTAAGATCGCTCAAGCAGAAGCTAAAGCTATCCGTGAAATCAAACGTGACATCGAAGCTACACTAGCAGGTACTCAAGATCAATCTGTAGAAAATGGTCAAGGTACAGCTAATGGTCTTCGTGGTCTTGGTAAGTGGCTAGAAGGTGCTAGTACAGGTCCATCAGATGTTCCTTCTGATTTCCGTACACCTGATACTAGCGTTTATACTGCTAGTTCTTCGTTCACAGAAACTGATCTTAACAATCTCATTACTAGCATCTTTAAGGTAACTGGTAACACAAATAGCCTTATGCTTATCGCTGACACTGGCTTACGTCGTGTTGTTAGTGACTTTGCTCGTACTGGTTTTGAAGGCGATAGCTCGGAGCCTGGTGTTCGCTCTGTAAACTACAATGGTGACGTTGCAAACATCAAGCTATCTGTTGAGCTTTATCAATCAGATCACGGAATTGTTTCAGTTGTAAATGCTAACCCAGATTGTATGCCTGCTGTTTCTCGCGGAACTGCAAATGGTCGTGGCTATCTCATTAATCCTGAGTACTATGGTGTTCACGAGCTTATCCCAATGGGAAGCACTCGTCTACCTAATCTTGGTGGTGGTGAGCGTGGCTTTGTTGACTGTGCATTAACTCTTGGTGTATATCATCCTGGCGCACACGGCAATATCACTAACATTGATTAATTAGTAAAGGAGATATATATTATGGCTAAATTAACCGTAAATGAAGCAGCCCTTCAGGGCTTTACTGATGTTGTAACATTTGAGGCAGGTAAGGTATTTGAAAATGATACCGCTACTGCAGGAACTGTTAAAACATACGCAGTGCCAGAAGGTACACTTATTACTAATGCTTCCGTACACCTTGTAGAAGGTTTCACTGGTGGAAGCATCAGTGATTGCCGTCTTGACATCGGTTTCGGTGGAGATGGTTCAGGAACTATTGATGACTTCATTGATGACGCTGACATCTTTGATGGTGCTGAGTTCGTAAAGAACACGGGTGCTAAACTTGTTGGTGGTTCTGGCGCACGTGGTCATCAGTTTACTACTGCTGACACAATCGACATCGAGTTCACTCCAACAGGTGACTGTATGGATGCTGCT